AGAGGTAAACCTCTCGGCAAGTGCAACATGGGTTTCCGACGGCTTCTACATCGGTGGCGAATACAACACTAGCTACGACAACACAGGCCGCCTCTACGCATGGGCCGCAGTGGACACCCGTCTGGATGGACGCAACAGGGATCTCTTGGAGAGCTTCATGATCTCCCGGAAAACATCTTAAGGAAAACAACCATGACTAAATACACTGTCCGTTCTTGTGTCGTCATCATCCCGAAGGGTTCCGTGGATGATCTCAAGGCTCTCGCTGCGGTAGCTGGTGGGTACGACCTCGGGCTCTCTGTCCCCCTGAGTGCCTCGGGGACTGCCCCGGCAACTCACTACGGGTGCCACTGCACGATCCTCCCGGAGTTCCTCGATCACCTCAAGGGGGGCTCCCCGAAGACCAAGGCCAAAGCGAAGTCCGAACGGGAGGCCCTTGTCGAGCCCACACCTCTGACTGAACAAGAACTTGCCTCTATACGGGATCAGGAGGCTGCCCTAGAGGCTCCAACGGATCCAGACAGTGAGACCTACCAAGCAGACCTAGAGGCTTACCACGACGCCCTAGAGGCCATCAGAGCGCCCCTCAATGCCTACCAAGCAGCCCTCCGGGCTCACCGAGTGCAAACCAAGGAGCTCCTCGAGCACGAACGTCGGGATGCCAAGCGGGAACTGTGGCAACTCGCTGCGGATGCTGAGTTGAACCGACGGGATCTCGCCAAGATACGGGCCAAGGGTATCATCTCACAGGACCCTGAGGTCAACGGAGAGGTTCTCTCTGGTCGTGCCCACTTCGATTACGTAGCGTCTAACAACAACCTCCAAGTGATAGAGGGAGACCCCCTCCCATCTGAGTAAGCTAAAAGAAAGGCCTTTCACATGCTTGCAAACATCGTCGGCACCGTCCTCCAGTGGGCAGTAGCAGGTGCCATTCTCTACAGCTTCTACCACATGTACAAGCTCATAAAAGCCAAGAAGGACAAGGAATAAATGGCTATCCAACTATCCACTACAGTCCGGAACGCTCGCCTTGACCAGATCGAGAGCACCATCGGGACCACAGCTGTCCTGAAGATCTTCACGGGATCTGCTCCGGCGAACTGCGGGACAGCCGACAGCGGCACCGTCCTAGCCACCGTGACACTCCCCTCAGACTGGATGAATGCTGCCTCGGGCGGCTCCAAGACCAAACTGGGGACTTGGGAGGACACCTCAGCGGACGCCACTGGCACAGCCGCTCACTTCCGCCTGTACGAAAGCACGGGTACAACCTGCCACCTTCAAGGGACTGTCACGGCGACTTCCGGCGGTGGTGACATGGAGGTCGACAACACCTCTTTCGCATCGGGGCAGCAGTTCACTGTTTCCTCATTCACCCTCACAGACGGCAACGCCTAACAGAAGGAACCTAAACCATGGCAGCTGTACCTTACGTCGAGTTCTCTAACTTCACCATCGCAGTAGGTGACGGAGGAGGCCCAGAAACATTCACCGCCCGTTGCACGATGAACCTCGAGCGCGGCTTCACCATCAACCCCTCGTACACTGATCAGGAGATCCCTGACTGTGCTGACGACAGCCTCCCCTCCAGCATCTTCAGAGCTCTCTCGAGTGTCTCTGCGGAGATCTCCGGGTCGGGTGTTCTGGACGAGCAGGATGCGGCCTTCTTCGCAGATTGGCTCTTGGCCGGTTCCTCGAAGAACGTCCGGGTCATCGTCGGGTCTACCTCTTCGGTTGGCTCTCAGTTCGACTTCGCTGCTAAGGTTGGGTCGTTCAACGTGACGTCCTCCAAGAACAACGTCGTCAACGCTGACCTGTCACTCCTGAGCACTGGTGCAATCACCCGTACTAACCTCGCATAAGGACCTCCGGCATGAACAATCCAAGCCCTCGGATTGAGCGTGTCTTCCTCGGCGAGCCCCACGTGTTCTCATTGGACATGGCTGGGGCTCGCCTGTTGGAGGCTAAGTTCGACATGGGTGTCCTCTGGCTCGAGGCACTCTTCCGGCAGAACTTCTGCAAAGTAGATCACATCGAGAGTGTCCTGAAGCACGCCCTGATTGGGGGTGGTATGGACGAGGACAAGGCCCACAAGATGGTCACACAGGCTGTCGACGCCGGGGCCATCCTTCGGTACGTAGAGCTCTCCCACGCAATCCTCTGTGTGTTCCTAGGACCCTTCGACGATGACGAGGAGGAGGAACCTGAAGAGGCCCCAAAAAAGACACGACGGAGGAAGGCAGACAGAAGCTAGGGAACCGCATGAGGCTTCCCTTTGCTCAGATGCTTTCCTCCGTTCTTCCTCACAGGATCTCCCGGGATGAGTTCTGGAAGATGTCCCTGAGTGAGTATACGGCTATCGTCGGGGCTCTGAATGAAGCCCAGAAGAAGCAAGACACAAAACCCGAGGCTCCGTCCATGGAGGCTCACCTAGCTAACAAGAAGGCCTTCGAGAAGCTCGAGGCTGCCCGACTAGCTCGACTGAAAGAGAAGGAAGCCCTAGACAATGGCATCGAATGAACGCCTCCTGATAGCCCAGCTAGACGCCAACATCACCAAGCTCGAGAGGACCATGAAGAAGGCCTCTGGGGTGGTCGACCAGCAGTCCCGGAAGATGGAACGTCGCTGGGACCGTAAAGCCAAGAAGATGCAGAGAACCACCGTCAACGCTGCGGGAGCCATGAGAACGGCCCTTGCGAGCGTAGGCGGTGCACTTGTTTTGGGGGGTGCCATACGGACCCTCGCGGAGTTCGAGCAGTCCATGGCAACCGTCAAGGCTGTCACCGGGGCTACCGAGGATCAGTTCCGGCAGATGACTGAGGTAGCTAAGGACCTCGGGGCAACCACCCGGTTCACCGCCTCACAGGCTGCTGATGGTCTCCTGATGCTTGCCCGGGCGGGTCTCTCCGCAGAGCAGGCCATGGCAGCCCTCCCGGATACCCTGAACCTCGCCCAGTCGGGTGCCTTGGATCTCGGGGATGCTGCGGATATCGTCACGAACGTCCTCTCCGGGATGAGGCTCGAGGTGGATGACCTGACACGTGTCGGGGATGTCCTCACGAAGGTTGCCAACAACGCCAACACAGACGTCCAGCAGCTGGGTGTAGCTTTCTCCTATGCAGCCCCCATCGCGAACCAGTTCGGGCTGTCCCTCGAGGAGACTGCCGGGGTCCTCGGGACGTTCTCGAACAACGGCATCAAGGCAGAGCGTGCAGGTACGTCTCTCAACAACATCCTCTCGAAGCTCCACACACGGTCTAACCAAGGCTCCGACATCCTCGCCAAGTATAGCCTCACCTACGATGATCTGGATGTCACCATCAATGGCCTCCTGCCTGTCCTGCGGAAGCTCCAGAAGGCTAACATCTCGGCTGCTGACAGTATGTCCCTCTTCAAGATCCGGGGTGCTGTCGGGGCGAGTATCCTCTCGAAGCAGGTGGATACCATGGTGGACCTCATCGACGTCTCCCGGGATGCCGGTGGAGAGATGGCCCGGGTGTCGGCTATCATGGATGACAACCTCAACGGTGCCATCAAGAGGCTCCAGAGTGCCATGCAGGCTTTCGTCCTCGAGGCCGGTGAGGGCGGTGGTCTGACAGATGTCGTAGATGGTCTCGCGGTCGCCATGAGGTTCGCCGCAGAGAACACAGACACATTCATGATCGCAGCCGTGGCTCTGGCGTCTACGGCCATCCCTGCGCTCACCAAGTCTGCCTACGGGCTCATGGCTGCACTGGGACCCATCCCCCTGACTATCGCAGCTATCACCACGGCCTACCTAGCACTCAACAGCATGGCCCCAAAGACTGTGGATGCCATGGACAAGTTCAACGACAGCCTGAACGCCACCCGGGACCTGATCCCCGGCTTCGAGGACAAGGTAGCTCAGGCCCGGGTGGAGATCCAAGGGCTCGGAGAGGATGCTGAGGAGGCTGCAGATAGCTTCATGAACCTCGTGGGGCGCATGGTACAGGTCGCCAACCAGTCCCGTTCGATCCAGCTCGTGAGACAGCAGCAGTCCCTGATGGATCAAGTCGCGGCAGCCCAGAACAGGCTCCGGGGTGGCTTCACCGGGACGGCCTCCCAGTACGAAGCCTACAAGAGTGAAGCCCAGCAGATCATCGACCAAGGTCTGGCGGCCATCGAGGCGATCCAGCAGGAAATTGACAATCTCGAGTACACCCCCCTCGAGGTGTTCATGGAGGGCATCAAGTCGGGTGAGGTCAAGGACGCCCTGACGGTCACATCGGACAGCACCTCGACCCCCGAGGGAGCTGCCACTGCTGCCGCCTCCGGAGCTGCCCCAGAGAGCCTCGGAGGGTTCGGTCGGGAGGAGCGCGTAGGACTGGACCCAGTGCCTGATCGTCAGCCCGTCAACCTGAACCCCTTCGCAGACTTCGACAGACAGGCAGCCCTCAAGGCAAAAGAGGAGGCTGATGCTCTGGTAGAGGCCACTCAGGAGAAGCGGGAAGAGTTCCGGGAGGTCTTCAGCGGTGCCATGAAGCAGGCCATCGAGAGCGGGAACTTCGGGAATGCCATCAAGAGCGTCTTCGCGGATCGTGCAGCAGCTGGTCTCGAGAAGGCCCTCGACAAGCTCTCGGACGCCATCTTCGACGCCTTCAGTGGCTCAGGGGGTTTCGGTGGGTTCCTGTCGAGCCTCTTCGGGAAGGCCGGGGGTGGCCCAGTGCAAGCCGGGAAGCCCTACCGGGTAGGCGAGCTTGGCCCCGAGATGTTCACCTCGAAGGGTAAGCAGTATATGATCCCCGGGGAGAGTGGCTCGGTGATCCCCAACAGGACGGTCGCCAAGGCTGCAGGTGGAGGAGCCTCAGGGGTCGTCAACAACACCTCTATCGTCGTCCAAGGGAACGTCACCGAGGATGTCATGCCACGCCTCGAGGCTGCCATAGCGAAAGCCCAGAACCAGACCCTGAAGCAAGTCCCGGGGATCGCCCGGGCAACAGTTATTGATGACAGAACAAGAGGACGCTACTGATGCCCATCACGATGCCCACCGACGGATTGACCTCAGCGAACTGGCAGCTGGCCCACAGACAGACCCAGCAGAGCACCGTAGATGGTCGAGGGAATGTCCTGACCTTCGGGCCCTCCTTCTGGATGGTCGAGATGTCCTACACACGTCTCAACGAGCTCCAGTTCCGGACCCTTCAGGCGACCTTCAACAGTGCCAAGGGGTCCATCGAGGAGTTCACCCTCTGGAGGCCTACCCGGCAGAACCCCTACAACTTCGACGCCTCGGGAGCCTCTGGGGTCATCTCAGCCTTCTCGGTCGATACTGGGGCCAAGACTGCCACGATCACAGTCCCGGGGGGCAACCTAGTTCCCGGGGACTTCGTACAGTACACCGCAGCGACCTCGGGGACCTACGTCGGTGAAGTTATAGCCGCTACGAACGTCACAGGGACGCAAACCACGGTGACCCTGATACCTGACCCAGTGACAGCCCACGGCACTCCTGCGGCCTCTGTGTACCGTGCAGAGGGGTCCTTCAGGATCGCCTCGGTGCAGATGCAGGAGCCTGTCGGGACAGGTGCTGGGTCGATCACCGTGACGTTCAAACAAGTCACCCCGGAGGGCTAGACCTTGGCCATCGCAATGACAGCCCAGCAGAGGGCAGACCTCAGAGACCCCAGTATCCCCAAGACAGCCGTGTGGGTCGTATCCCTGCAGCCTGATGGTGGGGACATCAACCTGAACACCTCGAACATCGACGTCACGTTCAACAGCACCACCTACAGTGCAGCCCTCGATAAGTTCACCCTAGAGGGCCAGCTATCCACCGGGGCCGCTCTTATCCCCGAGACAGTGACCCTCCAGTTCGACGCTAACGATCAACACACCTCAGGGACGCCCCTCTATGACCTCCTGCAGGATGACTGGCACCTCCGTCGGATCTACATCGCTTGTCTGTTCTTCAACCACACCTCGGGGGACTTCATCATATGCCCCCGGGAGTTCTACGGGACCATGGAGCGTCTCACGATACAGGAGCAGCCCTCAGGACAGGCCATGGCCCTCCTCGAGTGCGAGACGGGAACCTTCAGGGCTCTCGACAGTAACCGCATCACGTGCTCCGACAGAGACCAGAGGATCCGCTCGGCTACCGACACGTTCTTCCTGAACACCTCCGTCACGGGGACCCGTCAGGTGCCCTTCGGGATCTCCTCCAACGCTATCCCGGGATGGGGTAACTCCGGGGGGACCTCTGGCGGCGGTGGTGGGGGTGGCTCCACGGACATATACACGAGGTAACAAGACATGGAACGCTACGACGATTGGCCCGAACGTCTGGCCCGGAAATTAGATGAGTTGAAGGACCTCGGATTCCGCTGGGGCTCTCATGATTGCGTCACCTTCGCTGCAGCCTGTGTTGAGGCAATGACAGGAGACCACCCTATCCCTGAGATCGGGAACTACACGACGGCCCTAGGGGCTGCCCGACAGATCAAGAAGCTCGGGTTCAATTCACTGGAGGAGGCCGTTGAGAGTGTCCTACCAGTCATCGGAAGGCCACGGCGGGGGGATGTTGCCCTGTGTGATGCAGGGGAGGGCCAGCCTTTCCTTGCCGTGGTCGTCGGAGAGAAGGCCGTAGGGGTCTCCGAGGAGGGCTATCTGTTCGTCCCTCGGTCTCAGTTCATCAAGTCATTCAGGGTAGGAGAATAGTATGCCTCAGGCGATCATCGCAGCAGCACAGGCGGTAGGTGCTTGGTATGCCAGTCTGGGGCCCATCGCTCAGGCGGCAGTACAAGTGGCAGCCTCTGCGGCAACCTCTGTGGCTGTCAACGCGATCATGCAGGGGAACCGCCCCAGTCCCCAAGGTGGCATGAACCAGACGAACCTCTCGAGTGATGCCCCGAGGCGTCTCCAGATAGGCTCCCGGAACAACGGCGGGGTCATCGTCGATATCCAGACTGGAGGCAACAAGAACTCCCGGGGCTTTATGGTGTTCTACCTCGGGGAAGGGCCCATGGGAAACCTCAAACGTATCTGGTCGGGTGGCAACAGGGTCTACAACGGAACGATCACCCATGGGACCACGACACAGCTCACCGAGTTCGATAGCCCGGATGCTCGTGTGTACGTCACCTACTACGATGGGCGCCCCGGGCAGACCTACCACACTAACTGGCAGTTCACCGGACAGACCCCGGCGTCCAAGTGGCCATCCACCCGGGTAGGCACTGGGTGTGCTTACGTGGTGGTCGAGGTACGGTGGGACCCAGACACGCTACCGACACTCCCAAGCTTCTCTTTCGAGGTCGAGGGAGCCAAGATGTACGACAGGAGGCTCGACACGACTGCCGGGGGATCAGGCTCCCAGAGGCTCACAGACCCCTCCACTTGGACAGTCTCCACCAATCCAGCGGTAGCCCTCGATCACTTCATGCTGGGGCGCTACCTGACAGCCTCTGACAAGAAGCCTGTGTTCGGTATCGGGCTTGACCCCTCGGATGTCCCCTACGATAAGTTCGAGGCCCTCGCGGATCTCTGTGATGAGAGTGTCTCCCTGAACGGTGGGGGCACCCAGACACGCTACGAGGTCAACGGGTTCATCGAGAGTGACGAGCCCTTCCGGGAGGTTATCCTGAAGCTCACCAAGGCCATGAATGCCCGTCCAGCTGACTTCGGGGGGAAGGTCTCTGTGGTCGATGGGGAGGCCAGTGCTTCTGTCCTGACGATCACTGATGGGATGATGATCGAGGGGGTCCCCGAGGTCTACACCCCGAAGCGCCCCCGGAACGAACTCCCGGGGTCTGTCATCGGGACCTATCAGGACCTGTCCAACAACTACTACCCGGTCGAGTACCCAGAGATCCGGGATAGCTCATGGGAGACCACCAATGGGTCCGTCCTGAGCTCCCACAGGTACGACCTAGAGCACGAGACGAGCTCCGAGAGAGCCCAGAGGTTGGCCACCCTGTACGCCCAGAGGCAGTACCGGCAGGCAACCCTCAGTGGCACCTACAGCCTAGCCGCCCTAGAGCTCGAGGATGGTGACTGGTTCACTCGGGACAGCACCAAGTTCTCCGGTGGCAAGGTCTTCGAGGTTATCGGTTCACCTGCCATCGACTACGACAACCTGACTGTCTCTCTGTTTGCCCGGGAGGTCGATGCCACGGACAGCGCTTGGGATAACTCTGGGGTCGTCACCCCGGCTGATCCAGACGTTGACGATGATGAGCTCCCCGTGATCTCCCTGACTGTCCCAACGATCTCCGTGAGTGTCGTGAGCTACACCGGGAACTCCACCACGTGGTCCTTCTTGGAGGCTACGAACGACAACTACGACACAGACCCCAACAACATCGAGCTGGAGATCCGCTTGGATGCCGGGGGAGCCACACCCACGGGAGAGACCCGGAGGGCCTACATACCCTACGGAGAGGAGACCGTGGACATCTCCGGGCTCATCCCGGGAGCAGGCTACGTGATACGTGCCCGGGCCTACCTCGAGAACAAGTTCAGCGACTGGACCTCGTGGTCGTCCTTCACATCCGGGGCTGACTTCGTGTCCTCGGGTGTCATCGGACAGGGCGCCCTAGCAACTCAGGAGAGGGCCTCCCGGAGGAAGTACACGAACACCTTCACGGGTGAGAGTGGGACAGGTTTCGGGGGAGCTAACGGCATCTCGAGTACCTACGTAGACTGTGCCCAGTTGACCCTCGATGTGGTCGCAGGGGAGAGCGTAGAACTGGAGGGAGCCGTGGACTTCGACTACCTGAGCTTCGAGAACCCCACTAACGCGGACCGGATCACGATCTACGGGAAGCTCCTACGAGGTACCGACGTGATCTCCGAGGGCTTCAACGTGGGGATCTTCAACATCTCTGGGGCAGATGCCCTGAGCTTCGTCCCGGGGCTGTCTTTCAATCAGATCGACTTCCCTCCATCTACAGGGAACGTCACCTACAAGCTCCAACTCCGGTCAGATGCAGACCCGAAGTCCCCCAACAACCGGAGCTTCACCTTCAAGAGTGGCGTCGGGAACTACTTCAAGGCTACCACGTATGAGAGTGGGGCCAACGAGACGGTGCTCCAGAACACCTACACGGCACACCTCGTGCACACCCTCGGGCGTGTGACGTGCTCCAGTGCCGCCACGATGCCCTACAGTGGGGTCATAGGGCAGTTCAGCAACACCCTCGGGGCTGCTACGCTCTCGAGTGCTGCCACGGTGTCCTCGACGGATGTCACCCCGGACTCGATCAACTGGACAGATAGCTCCGGGCAGTTCGTGACAGAGAGCTCCGACGAGACCTTCTCGGGCATCAACACGACGATCTCTGTGTACGCCCAGAGGGTCACATCCTCGGGGTCCGGTAGCTGGCAATACAGGATCAACCAAGGGACGTGGACGACGGTGACAAATGGTTCCGGGGGAGCCTTCTCGATATCCAACGGGGACGACCTGCAGTTCAGACTGACGAACGGAGGTGTGCCCTACGTCGAGAGCTTCCAGATCAAGAACCTGTCAGACAGTAGCGCAGTCCTCGACACATGTACCCTAGAGCTTCTGGAGTTCGAGCTATGATGATATTCTACGCACCCCATTGGTCTGAGCTACCTTTCGACCAGTTCTGTCAGTGGGGAGGGATCGCCCCGAACTTCTCACCTGAAGAGCTCTCGTCGAAGGGTGACGGGTCTCTGAAAGTTCACCGTAGCAGTCTTGAAATGCTTCAGGGCATCAGAGACGGCCACGGAGGCCCTCTTATCATCAACAGCGCATATCGAGACCCTGAACACAATGCCCGGGTGGGTGGTAGTCCCAAAAGTCAGCA